CGTACTTCAACCTGAGTTTGCATATCATCATGATTGGCAAGATGGTGATGTTGTTATCAGTGAGCAATGGTTAAGTATACACAAGCGATGGGATTTTGAAGGAATGGAAAACCGAGTGCTACATCGGATTGCATTTGATTATAAATAAAGCAGAGAGGTTATATGCTTCATTTTAAAATTAAATTCCCTCACACCGAGGAATTAGAAAAGATAAGGTTGGTATACAGGAACGGTTATACTCACGAATTGTGGGTTAAGGACCTAGAACACAAAAACGGTCTTTATTCTTGGACACACGCTTATGATGACAACAGAGTCCTTGAAGTAGTGCAACAAGAGATCATTGCCATATTTGTTATAAAGAGATCCACAAGGATCATTTGGAATTGAAGGTAAATTTATATTATGAGTTTTTTAGAAGAACTAGGCCCGCCCGTAGAATCAATTGACGAGAATAAGTTTGTTGAGAAGTTAGCAAAGATATCTCCTTTTGATTTTTCGAACAGTATTACATTTAACAAAGACAACTTGATTGTAGATGACTGGTCCGAGAATCAGTACAACGCATTTATCGTTAACAGGTCGCTAGGCTTCGGTGCCGATACAGCAATCGCCGCTAACGAAATGAATTGTCGTCCTCATACAGATAATAAAATGCAGTATGAATTCCTCAAGGGAGTTATCCGCAAATCTAAGAGATACAACAAATGGATTAAAGCAGAAGAAGAAAACCTGCAGGCAATCCAAACCTTTTTTAAATATAGTTACAACAAAGCAAAAGAAGCACTTCGCATCTTATCTCCTGAAGACATAGAAAGTATCAAAGAATACAACATATCGTCTAAAGGTGGAAAAGTATAAATAAGTTTATCCACAATATGTTATGGATACATTATTACAGGCAAATGCGAAATGAACGACGACAATTTTTTTGACATCGATTTCCCAGGATATAAACCTATGGAAATCCTTTTAAGTCAACCAGACGATTTTCTAAAAGTTCGTGAGACACTTTCACGAATCGGCGTTGCTTCTCGTAAAGAAAATATTTTATATCAGTCTTGCCATATTTTACATAAGCAAGGTAGATACTTTATTACCCACTTCAAAGAGCTTTTTGCACTAGACGGAAAAGAAGCGGACTTAACAGAGAACGATCTACAGAGACGAAACAGCATTACAAAACTTCTATCAGATTGGGGATTGGTAACAATCATTCAGCCACTTACAGAAGAAGATCTTGCACCTCTGTCGCAGATTAAGATTATATCTTTTAAAGAAAAGAACGACTGGAACCTAGTTCCTAAATACAACATTGGGAAAAAGCGATAACTAAAAATTATGCTATTGAATTTGAATCCTCTTTTATATTATGAGGATGACTTTTTATCTAATTATGAATGTGATAAGATTATAGAGTTATCCAAAGATAGTTTAGATAGATCCAAAGTAGGATCGTCTGATAATTCCCACGTTTCAGAACACCGAACTAGCTCTAATGCTTGGTTGCATCGGGGCTCTAGTGATTTTGTAAATAACGTATACAAAAGACTTGAAAGTAAGCTACTCATTAGCACAACTCAAGCAGAAGCCATACAGGTTATTAACTATGGCGCTACTCAAGAATATAAACCACACCACGATACATTCCAACCAGAGGAAGTAGAGAAACAGGGCTCACAAAGAGTTATGACTGCTCTGTTATATTTGAACACACCTATATCTGGTGGTGGCACATCTTTTCCTGCACTACATAAAAGAGTAGATGCTATGAAAGGCAGGCTAGTTATTTTCAGCACAGTATTCCCAGGCACAAAAATTCAGCATCCATTAGCATTACATGGTGGAGAGCCTGTAGGCATGGGAGAGAAGTGGGCGGCTAATGTGTGGTACCGAGATACAACTTATCCAAAACCAGCAGAAAAATCTGAGGCAGAGGAAGAAACTGTATAAATAGTAACGGGTACGCCGTAAGGGTATCCGAATTTTAACTTGCTTAATTTAAGGAGAAAAATATGGTAGCAGAATATAAATTCAACACATCACACGTGGACGAGATTTTTAATAGAATTAGTCCATTTACAATAGGCTTCGATGGGGTATTAGAAAACCTGAAGAACGTTTCAGAGATTGCTAATAACTATCCTCCCTATAACATTATTAACCACCCAGAAGAAGACAAGTTCTCAATTGAAATCGCAGCAGCCGGTTTCCGTAAAGAAGAATTTAATGTCAATCTTGTTCCTAAAGGTAACAAACTAGTTATCCAAGGTATTCAGGACAGAGGTCCTGATGAGAAAGAATACTTTCACAAGGGCATTGGTGCGAGAAACTTTACAAGAACTTTTGCCTTGGCAGAAGAAGTTAAGGTAGTAGGTGGCGAGTTTACTAATGGTATGCTGGTGATTGAACTAAAAAGAGTTATTCCTGATGAGAAAAAACCTCAGGAAATTAAAATTAAATAACTCGTAACAAAACGGTTGAGGGGGGTCTCCCCCCTCAGCCACTAATTATATTATTAAGGAATAAATTATGTCTAATATACAAATCATTAAGCTAAGTTCAGGCGAAGATGTTATTAGTGATGTCAGTGAAGTTGAATACAATGGCAGTAAGCTAATTACAATGAACAAACCGGCTCTCATTATGATGATGCCAAAAGAAAATAACCCTGACGAATTTGGTATTGGATTAGCTCCTTACGCACCCTTCGCTAAAGACAAGCAGGTTCCCGTGATGCCTTCTCATATTGTCTCAGTATATGATCCTGAAGACGAGCTCGAGGCTGAATATCGAAGAATTCACAATATGCCTAAACACGCAGGCATCATTACTAAAGAACAAAAAATACTCAAGGGGTAGTCATGTACGAATATAAATGTGACATCCGAAGAGTAGTAGATGGAGACACCGTAGATGTGGATATCGACTTGGGATTCGGTGTATGGATCCGTAATGAAAGGGTTAGGCTATACGGCGTCGACACCCCGGAAAGTAGAACCCGTGATCTCGATGAAAAAAAGTACGGAATATTGGCAAAGGAGTATGTCAAGGCGGCACTGTCCAATGGGGCTATCCTACGAACTCATAAAGACAAGTCAGGGAAATTTGGTAGAGTTCTCGGGGACTTCATCATATATGATAGGGTTGAAGATAGACAAAACAGTCTAAACACTATGCTTGTTAGAGATCATCATGCCGTTGAATACACAGGGCAATCTAAAGAACTAATTGCCGAAAAACATATAGCCAATAGAGCTCTTGTTAAGGAGTTTTTGGCAAAATAGTTCTTGACTTTTCCATAGTCTTATAATATAATATGTTTAACTTGAATGGGAGTCTCTATGAACTTTTACACTTATGCCAAGCATTACGGCAACAAAATCCTTGTCCGAGGTGTTAAAAATGGACAACGCTTTACAGCAAGGCACGACTTTAAGCCTACGATGTTTGTCAAGTCTGACAAGCCTAGTGAATATAAAAGTATGTTTGGAGAAGCAGTTTCTCCTATTAAGTTCGAGACAAATAAGGAAGCAACAGAGTTTGTTAATCGCTACAAAGACGTAGCAAACTTTCCTATCTTCGGACAAGATCAGTGGGGTTATCAATACCTCACAGAAAAATATCCCGGCACAGTAGAATGGGATTCAGAAAATGTTGAAATATATTCTATAGATATTGAGACAACTTCTGAGAATGGGTTTCCAGATGTAAACAATCCTATTGAACGTGTCCTTCTAATCACCTTACAAAATTCTAGAACAAAAGCAATAACAACATTTGGCACAGGTTCCTATACTCCTACAGAGCATACAGAACATCTAAACGTTGATTACGTGAACTGTTCTGATGAACGCGCCTTACTTAACAACTTCTTAAATTGGTGGCAAGTTAATTGCCCTGATGTAATTACAGGTTGGAATAGTGAGATGTTCGATATTCCTTATCTTGTTGCTAGGGTTGAACGTACACTAGGCGACGAACAGAAGAAAGCATTTAGTCCCTTTCAGTTAGTTGCTAAGAAAACTATTAATTCCTTTGGACGTGAGATTCCTAAATATGATATTACAGGCCTGGCTCAATTAGACTACTTAGACTTGTACAGGAAGTTCACTTACATTACTAGGGAATCCTACAAACTAGACTTCATTGCACAAACAGAACTAGGTCATAAGAAACTAGAAAATCCACACGATACATTCCAACAGTTCTATGAGAATGACTGGAACTTATTTGTTGAATATAATATTATTGATACTGTTCTTGTAGACGAATTAGAAAACAAGATGAAGTTGATTGAACTTTGTATGACAATGGCATACGATGCCAAGTGTAATTACCAAGACGTATTCTCTCCTGTAAAATTGTGGGACTGTTTGTTGTATAATCACCTACACGATCAGAATGTTATAATTAATTCTCGAGGCAAACGTCCAGCAAGGAACATTGCTGGTGCTTATGTACAAGAGCCTGTTCCTGGTTCTTATGAATGGGTTGCCTCTTTTGATGCGACGTCACTGTACCCTTCGATTATTATGCAGTACAATATGTCTCCTGAGACAATCGTAGATGGTTATACATTTGACGTACAGGTTAAGGACTTGTTAACTAAAGGATATGACTTAGACAAACTCAAAGATAAAAACTACGCAATGGCTTCTAATGGGTATTGTTTTACCCGAGATAAAAAAGGATACTTTCCTGAGATTGTACAGAAGTTTTTTGATGATAGGCAAAAGTATAAAAAACTTATGCTTCAGGCAAAACAGAAGTATCAAGACACAGGTGCAGATGTTTACAAAGCAGAGATTGCTAAATACAATAATTTTCAGATGGCTAGAAAGATTCAGTTAAACAGTCTTTATGGTGCCATGGCTAACGAATACTTTAGATACTATGATGATAGGATTGCAGAAGGTATTACATTATCCGGACAATACATTATTCAGGATACTGCTAAGGCACTAGACGTGTTCTTGAACAAGGTGTGTGGTACTAATGGCGAAGTGACCTACAGTTTTTATTCTGATACAGACTCCTGTTACATTACTCTAAACAAATTGGTTGAGATGTACTATGCAGATAAGCCTAAAGATAAAATTGTAGACATTCTAGATAAAGTTGGTACAGATCAGATTGAACCTTGTATCGCTAGGGCAATGGATAAACTTGCTAAGTATACAAATGCCTTCGAACAAAAGATATTCTTTAAACGTGAGGCAATTGCAGACAAGTGTGTTTGGATTGCGAAGAAGCGATACGCTATGAATGTTTACGACAACGAGGGTGTTAGGTATGACCCACCCGACTTGAAGGTTATGGGACTTGAGATTGTTCGCTCATCTACTCCTGCTCCTGTTCGAGATAGTTTGAAAGAGGCAGTTAGGTTGTGCTTGAACTCAGACGAAAAGACAGTACAGAGTTTTATTGAGAACGCTAAGAAACATTTTAATACTTTAACTCCCGAGGAGATAGCATTTCCACGTGGGTGTAACAACTTAGCAAAGTATCGTAGCGTATCTGATATTTATTCTAAGGGCACACCGATGCACGTTCGAGGTGCTCTACTATATAATTATCATCTTGCTCAGAAAAATGTAACTTCTAAATATGAGGAGATACAAGAAGGGGACAAGATTAAATTTTTATATCTAAAGGAACCGAATACCATTAGAGAAAACACTATAGCATTTGTAACAAAATTGCCTCCAGAGTTTGACGTTCACAAGTATGTTGATTATGACTTGATGTTCTCCAAAGCATTCCTAGAGCCAATGGACACAATTGTAAAGTCATTGGGTTGGAACACAGAAGAACAAGCATCATTAGAGGATTTATTCGCATGAGATTTTTAATTGTAGGTTATGGTTTTGTAGGAAAGGCAACAGAGTACTTGCTACAAAGGGTTGTAGATAAAGAAAATATTTTCATTCAAGATCCTGCCTTAGGTATGCTATGTGAGGAAACGGATTTTGATTATACTTTCCTTTGTGTACCTACACCAAATAAAGGCAGAGAATTAGACATTTCACTATTACAACAGGTGTTCAATGAATATAAAGAAAAGAACACAGGTGATATTATCATTCGCTCTACTATAGGACCCGATCAAGTTGATTTGTTTGAAGGTGCAATCATCATGCCAGAGTTTCTACGTGAACGATCCTGGAAAGAAGATGTAGATAGCACCACATTGCCCTTTATTATTGGTTGTGTTGGTGGTTCATATAATGTGAACAAAATGTACGAGTTTGTTTCAATGTTTGACTTGCTGAAAATTGTAACAATGTTGACACCGAAGGAGGCTAGCTTTTTTAAGTTAGCAAGAAACTCAGCACTAGCAATGAGGGTAGCACTTGCGAATGAATACAAAGAAATGTGTGATCGCATGGAAATTGACTACAAAGAAATAGAAAAACTATTACAACTTGATCCTTGGACGGGTGGTACTCATTGGCAGGCACCTGGTCCTGATGGAATGCCTGGTTTTGGGGGAACTTGTTTCCCTAAGGACTTGACACATATGGCAAGTATGTGTTACAATACATATAATATATTAGAAACTGCACTTGAACAAAACACTATTAGGAGGTGTAATTATGAGCTTACTAGACAAGCTACAAAAAAACTCGACGATTAAGGAAACGTCGCAGTTAACAAACTCTAAATTCTTTGGCAAAAAGGATTTAATTCAGACTTCGGTGCCTGCGTTAAACGTGGCACTAAGCGGTAGGTTAGACGGTGGATTAACTCCCGGACTAACAGTATTCGCAGGCCCTAGTAAACACTTTAAAACAGCGTTTGCTATGTTGTTGGCTAAGTCCTATCTAAACAAATATGATGATGGCGTTATTCTTTTTTACGATTCAGAATTTGGTGCACCTCAGGCATACTTTGAAACATTTGGTATTGATACAGACAGAGTAGTTCATACTCCTATTACTGATGTTGAACAATTGAAGCATGACTTTATGCAACAGTTGAATGGTATTGAACGTGGCGATCATGTTATGATTATTGTAGATTCCATTGGTAACTTAGCGTCAAAGAAAGAAGTAGATGACGCACTAGATGGAAAGAGTGTAGCTGATATGACAAGGGCAAAACAAATGAAGTCCTTGTTCCGTATGGTTACTCCTCACTTTACAATTAAAGATATTCCAGCAGTAGTTATTAACCACACTTATAAAGAGATTGGTTTGTTCCCTAAAGACATCGTATCAGGTGGAACAGGTGTGTATTACTCCGCAGACAATATCTTTATCATTGGCAGACGTCAGCAGAAAACAGGATCAGATGTATCAGGTTATGACTTTGTAATTAATGTCGAGAAGTCTAGGTTTGTTAGAGAGAAGTCTAAGATCCCTGTTGAAGTATCCTTTGAAGGTGGTATTAGCAAGTGGTCAGGCCTAATTGACATGGCAATAGAATCAGGACACGTTATCAAGCCTAGCAACGGCTGGTATCAGAAAGTGGATATGACTACAGGTGAAGTTATCGAAGGCAAATATAGATCTAAAGATACTTACACTAAAGAGTTCTGGTTGCCAGTATTATCAGATCCTACTTTTATTAAGTGGATTGAAAACAGGTATATTATTTCAAGCGAAGCAGGTATAATGCAAGATGAAATTTCTGCAGAAGATATTCAACAAGTCTACGAAGAAGTCTAAAGGCACCTGCGATCGCTGTTCAGTTCCTATTTGGGAAGGAGATCGAGCATTATGCTTTCACACAGACGTCGAAGAGTTATATCTTTGTGAAGTTTGTGTGGAAGTAGTTCGTGAAGAATTTATAGCAGAAGACGTTCGTTAAGGATATTATATTAATTGAAGTATAAAAAGACCTATATTGAAATGTACCCAGTGTTGCATTGCAACCTGAAGTGTCTAAATTGTTCTATGGCAAGTCCATATCTAAAACCAGAGTTTGAATCTTTAGAGCAATTTAAAAAGGATTGCGATGCTCTAAATAAGTATTATGAAATAGACGTAGCCAGGTTCACAGGTGGCGAGTGTACACTACACCCAGAGATTGTCGAGTTTTTAAAATACCCTAAAGAGATTGGCCTGGCTAAAATGAACTGTATCATTACTAATGGTATAAACCTTTTGTCTCAGCCTGAAGAATTTTGGAAAAATTTAGATTCAATTAATCTCAGCATATACCGAGATACAAATATAAACTATGATAAAATAATTAAAAAGATTGAAGGGTATCAAAAAATATATCCTAAACTACAGCTTAGAGTTTTAACAGACATGGAAGTTGTTAAAACCCTAATAGGATACCAAAGAGATATTGTAGCAAAGGGTTCTGAGGTTAACATTGTAAATGGGCATTTCAAAGTGATGCACCATAAAGACACATTAAATACAGAAGAGGAAGCCTTAGACATTTGGAAAAAATGTTGGTTGAAGGATAGCGCAATTGCAATATACGGCGGACACTTTTACAGATGTCCAATGACTTATGTTAAGGCAAAGTTATATGAACAGAGCGGAATAGAACCTCCTTTTGATTTTAGCAAAGATGCAATTCCACTTCACCAAGAAAACACAGGTGAATTGATTAAAAATATGATGGAGTCGGAAACAAATATCCAAGCATGCCGAGTCTGCTTAGGATTTAATACAGGAGTTGATGTTCCTCACCGTCAGATGAGACCCAACGAAATAAAAATTAAGGAGATTATATATGATCACGGGTAAAAAGATAGCAGTCATTGGACATACACAAGGACTTGGTAAACTTGTATTTGAAAACTTACAGGAGTTAGGTAACGATGTTATTGGATTCTCTAAAAGTCTAGGATACGATATTTCAAATGCAGAAGACAGGCAGTCTATTGTAGAAAAGTCTAAAGATTGTGATGTTATAATTAACAACGCTTATAACTTTTCGGCATGGGACGATGCCCAGATGCATATGTTAATGGACTTGTATGGCAACCATTATTCAGACTGGCATACTCTTAAGATGTGGCCTACAGGTAATGACAGGGTAATGTTAATTAACATAGGTGGAACAATCGATCAATATTCTGACGAGTTGTTGGCAACTAAAAATATATTCTTAGACGACGATGAAAGAGAATACCGAAGAACTAAAGGCAACGTTAACAATTTTTGCCTAGATAAACAAATATGCAATATTAAGTTTGGTCCTATTAAAGCCGGTAGAACACTTAACCAAACAGGACTAAAAGATGTTGCATTTGATCCTGAAGTAATATATAATGCTATTTTATTCACAATGGATAACTACTTTAACCGAGACGGTTTATTCGTTTACAACTTGGAACTTAGCTGATGGAAAACAGAGTCGAAAGAATTATACTTACAAAATTATTTTATGATGAGGAATATCTTAGGAAAGTTATTCCTTTTTTGAAAAGTGAATATTTCAACGACTCTGCAGAACGTACAATCTATCTTAAAATTTGGGAGTATGCTGAGAAGTATAATGCTTGCCCTAGTAAAGAGGCAATCGTTATTGCCTGTCAAGATGATAGACGTGTGTCTGAGATTGAGGACAAAGAGATAAATGAGTTCCTCAACAATGTAGAGGATAAAGAACTAGATACTAAATGGTTGGTTGAAGAAACAGAAAAATTCTGTAAGGACAAGGCACTCTACAATGCTATTATGGATTCGATTCAGATTATTGATGGTAAGAATCAGCAGTACAGTACAGATGCATTACCTAGTATATTGTCAGACGCTCTTGCAGTTGGGTTCGACAATAACGTAGGACACGATTATATTGAGAACGCAGATCAGCGTTTTGAATTTTATCACAGACTAGAAGAGAAGATGCCCTTTGACTTGGATATGTTTAACAAGATTACTGAAGGCGGACTAGCAAATAAAACATTGAACATAGCACTTGCAGGTACAGGTGTAGGTAAGTCTTTGTTTATGTGTCATATGGCAGCAGGCGCTATTAGCACAGGCAAAAATGTTTTGTACATTACACTTGAAATGTCCGAGGAAAGAATTGCAGAACGTATTGATGCGAACTTAATGAACATTCCTATTCAGGATTTGAAGGATATGCCTAAGAGTATGTTCGACGATAGGATTTCTAAAATTAATAAAAAGATTAATGGTAAATTAATTGTTAAAGAATATCCTACAGCATCAGCACACGCCGGACATTTTAAAGCATTGTTGAATGAACTTAGACTCAAGCGTAACTTTGCTCCTGACATTATCTTTATTGACTATCTAAACATTTGTGGTAGTTCTCGATTCCGTCCTGGCAATGCCGCGAACAGCTATACAATTATTAAGAGTATTGCAGAAGAGCTACGTGGCTTGGCAGTAGAGTTTGATATTCCTATTATGTCAGCGACACAGACAACTCGAGGTGGTTATGGAAACAGTGACGTTGAATTGACGGATACCTCAGAATCATTTGGTTTGCCTGCTACAGCAGACTTGATGTTTGCTCTTATAAGTACAGAAGAGATAGAACAGTTAGGACAATTGATGGTTAAACAGTTGAAGAATCGTTATGCTGATCCTACTAAGAACAAAAGATTTATGGTTGGTGTAGATAGAGCGAGAATGAAATTGTTTGATTTAGAAAATCCGCAAGCCGACTTACAAGACTCGGGTGCTGAACAGACTCCACAGTATGGTGCCTCAAATAAATTTAAGGGTGGATATGATGATATTAAGTTTTAACGATTTAGACTTTGTTGTACACGCAGACGAATTCTCACAAAATCACGCACGGTTCTTAGAACAAGAAGTTAAATATTCTAGGGAATATTTTTGGTTAGAACGAGATAAAGAAAAACTTCTAAACGATTTGTGGGATAAGGCAGCACATTTTAATTTTAATCGAGACGAGGTTGATTTCAATGGCTTGCACAATCAATTTGCTTTATCAGTAAACACTGCCAAGCATGAAGATAAATTAATTTGGGACGACATCAACAACCTCATTCATCAGATAGAATTATTAGAGACTGGTGCCCCTCCTAGATGGGGATACACCGACGGAGAAAAAACATATAGAATTCCAACCGAAGCATTTACAAAGTTTACAGTTCAAAGAAAGTTAGGAACACTATATCTTGCCTATGCTCATGTAGGTAAACACTTTGCAGAGATTGTAAATACAAAAGACTGGAATATAAAACCTTCTCAGGTTCAAGCACAAGTATGGGCAAGGGCTACATTCTTTATGCACATGGGAGATCCTATTACAAAAGATATGGAAAATGATTGGCTAAAGAGAGTAGCTCAGCCAGCATGGCATCGAATGGCAGACAAAATGCCTCACCAATTCCACGACCCCAGGTTAGCTATCGGATATATTCCTTTTGCAGACATTGTAGGTGATATAAATAAAGAGGAGTTAATATCACACATTAGCAAGTATGCAAAATAGGAGGCATAATGTCTGAAGAAAATAAAACTGCTTTCCATGAAGCAGATAGCAACGGTGACGGAAGAGTCAGTAAAGCAGAGCATGAAATGTATATGGAGTTTAAACGTAAGCGCCTAGAAGATGAAGATGCGATGCGAGATGCCCAACGTAAAATGGCGTGGTTCGCACTAGGTGGTATGTTGCTTTATCCTTTTGCTGTTGTTCTCGCAGTCCTCATAGGCCTAGACTCAGCAAGTCAAATCTTAGGCGATATGGCAGCTACATATTTTGTAGCAGTCGCAGGTATTGTAGCCGCATTCTTTGGGGCGCAGGCACTAGGAAAGAAGTAATTGGAAAGCATACGATATATCAGAGAGAAGTTCTCGCCTGAGCAATACAAAAGCAATTACCAAACAGAAGTTCCAGTACCTCACGTCTACTTAAACGATTTCCTTCCAGATATGATCGCAAGAAAAATGTTTTCCGAGGCAAGAAACACGCCCGAACATCTGTGGACTACCTTTGATCGCAAGGGAAGTCATATGCAAGAGTGTAATAAGTTAGAACACTTACCTGTTGCAACAGAATTTGTAAACTCT